GATACGATAACGATTGTTACAATAAACACATCAAAAGCATTTTCTTGTAATGACTGTAACCAAAACTTCATTTGATTCTCCTTTGTTTGTAAATCTTGCCCTACAGGTTTCTTTTAGTGCCAACCATAAGAATACATTTATCATTTATTTGCCAATCTTCGTCATCAATCCAAATTCCTGCTCGCTTATGTGTTAGGCTTACAGGCTTAATTAAATGATTATTGTAGGGCATTTTTTTTATAAAATTCTTTTTCCATAACATCTAAGCGACCCAATAACTGCTGCACTTCTTGTACTGCATTTTTATTATTATCTGCTTTACTTTTTAAAACTTCACTCGCTAGACCTTTTCTGATCCATGTTAAATCATTTGGTGTGATCTTCATGTACTGACTCCACTTTAGTTGATATACTATAAATTTCATGGGTAGGAATGAGATAGCAGCGTTTTGGTTCTGTATCTCCTTTCCCTGTAATCAATCTTTGTTGATACCCTTTCTCTAAAATTAAATCTTTAATCTTCTCAGGCTTTACCCAGACTAAATTCTTTCCATCATAAAACACCCATATATCAGCCTCTGTTGACAGAATACCTGATGGTTTATGATACATATAAGTTTCAATTAAAAAATTATTGGTGTGTTGTGACTTTTGGTCACTTTTTACTTCTATCCTTGTATTGGTAGAAGGTGAATACAGATCGAACTGTTTAAACTTGCCAGGAATAGGCAAAGCAAAGGGGTCTTGCTCTCGAATCCTATCGAGAACTAATTGTTCTATCTGTTTACCGTATAATAGCGCTTCGTTGAATGTAGGCATGGTATGTGGTTCTCATGTTGCTACTCCTGATCTATACAGTCGCAGGGTTCAAAAAATTGATGTGGTACTTGATAGTACCCTCTCTCTTCATACTCAAACTCAAGTACACCACCATCACCAGAACAATACTTACAAGTTGTTTCCGCAAACTCCTTGAAGTAGTCCGCTTGCTCTTCGGCAGTCATGTACTCAAACTGTTCAGGGCGGGGATGCGCCCGCCCATTACAGTCTGGTATGGATTTAGAAGGGTAGTTCATCATCCTGTTTTTGTTGATTAGCTTGAAACTCGCTAACCTTCAGAGATAAATACTTATCTCCTTTCTTTGATTGATTAGACCAAGCAGATAAGCTATAGTCTTTTCCATCAAGATTGATTTTCCCAGTCATGTGGGGATGCTTGTCTGTCTTACGCTCTTTTGCAGTAAACAAAGCACCTTTATTTGTATTGTCAAAAGCCATTACGCTGACTCCTTTAGTTGTTCCTGTTCTTCTTCTTCTTCTACTAATGTGAAGGTTGTAGGTAAATCTGGTGGAAAAGACGGAACAGGATTATTATTCGCCCAATCCGAGACTTCTACAACCTTTTTCCAAGTTACTTCATCGCACTTATACTTCTTAAAAGTATAGTTAGGTGCTTTACGCCATCCTGACTTCAAGTATAGACACGCTACACCATCTATCGGATAATCAGGGAATAACGATTCCCACAATATCTTATATGAGGTTAACTGAAGTTGATGTACATTATATGGTTTCCCTGTTTTCCAATCCACAATCCATCGTTCTTCTTCACCTTTCTTATTAACTAACCTCACTACCCAATCCGCAGTTCCTGCCCAGGGATGTAACTGATTCCCCTCTGAGTCTGCTGCTAAGTCAAACATACATATCTCTGTAGCTTCTGTAGTAAACTCTCCATTTACTTGAGAGTCCTCACAAAACTGCATAAAAGACATAATATACTTAATCATCTCTCTGGTGATTGGCACTAATTCATCGGTATCTTTATTGTGCCATTTAGTTTCCCTTTCAAAATCTATTTTTGTACCTAATAATAATCGTTCACAGTAATCATGTACGATTGTTCCTATAGCTGCGCGCTTATTAGCATAATCCATAGCATCCTGATAAGTAGGTGCATTACCTAACCAAGTGTGAAAGCCGATACCTTTATCTAAGACATTCTCAAAGGTGGTAGATGATCGCTTATATATCATCGGTGCATCTTTAAAATGTTCTTCCCAATAATCTTCTAATGGAGAATACCATCTTCCATTGGCAAGGTCATGCCTTTCAACGGGTATCGGTGATTGTAGTAGTTCCTGTTCTAACATACTATTACCTTTTTTGTTATATGATTAAATCGCTGATGTCATAGCGTTTTGTTCTGTAGCCAAGATTGATTTCTTTGATCTTTCCTGACTTTGCCCAAACTCTAATTGTATATGGCGAAACTTTAAAATGCTCAGATGCTTCTTTCGTAGTCATTAGTGAATAATTACTTGTATCTTTCATTGCTATTCCTTATTATTTGTCATGTTATTTAAACATTTATTAACAAAACTTAATCTAAAGTTATCTAAATAAAACTAAAGATGCAAGATAAAAACCTTAATATATATAAAGATTTCATTAGTAAAATAAAGAATCACCTTAAGATATATACAGATGATGCTTTAGCAAAGAAATTAAAAGTGTCACCTTCTGCGGTGGCACAGTGGTATAAGCGCGGAGTACCACAAAGATTTATGATTGAGTATGATCAAATAATTTCAGGGGCAGGAGAAATAGTACAAAGTCAAGGAGTACAAGTAGAAGAGAACCAAATCACAATAGAAGGAGACAAAAAAGTGAATAGCACCGTAAATAAAATTAGTACAAACGATCTGTTACAAGATTTAGATGAAAAAAGAGGATATATAGGATATCTTAAAAACGAAATAGCTCAATTAAAATCCGCATTAAATAGAAAAACCATAGAAAATGCAAGTTTTGATTCCCAACCTTATGATTGTTTATTCGATGTAAGTATCGGATTTGGATTAAGAGGAATTACCAGAACTATAAATAGCATTACAAATATCGAAATGTTTCCAAAAATGTTAGGCTATACTAAGCAAGAAATGGAAGATTATTGGGATTTAGGTGTTAAGCATAAATTTGCCAATCACCCTATAGATAAAATTATTGATAAAGATTCAAGAGAAAAGTTTAAAAATCAATCAGAAGATTTGCCTAAAAAAATGAAAGATGAAGAAACTATTATAGGGGATCATTTTTATACAATGCAATACTATTATATCCATAAAGAAGGTCACAAAGTTCCAGTTAATGTAACTGCTAAGATTCTTTGGTGGGAAAAAAGGATAGTTTGTAAGCTAAATTTTATGAATGATTAGATAATTTATAATTGAGTAAGATAAGAAAACGCCCTGGCTCTAAATACTATCAATATACTACAGGGACAGCACCCAATCGAATAAGACGAAGTACAGGGCAAACCAATCATCATGCTGCGAAAATAAAGCAGAAAGAATTTGACGAAAAATATGAAAGGCAGGGTTTGACCGCATCCCCTAACCTTGCCAAGTTTATTGACTCCTATCTACTATGGCACAAAGACAATAAAAAGAAAGATTGGAGTGAACGAGTAGAGTATGGTCTACAAACCTTTAAAACTATGTATGCTTCTATGGATATAAGTAATATGGATATTGAACATATTACCGCATTTAAGAAGTATAGAATGAAATCGGTATCAGGGAATACGGTTAACCATGAGTTATCTATGATCTCTGGTTTGTTTAAGTACGCTCAAATGAGAAGAATGGCATTTAGTAACCCTGCTGATCCCTTTTTTGTTGCGCGGATTGACACCTCAGAAGATGTACGCGACCCTATCCCCTTACATATTATAAAGGAAATCATTAACACTACTACTGATCCTAAAGATAAAGCCATGTTTAGTCTTGCTCTATACGCAGGATTTCGCGCTAAAGATGCAGGGACAATCACAAAAGATGAGATCCATGATGAATATTTTGTATGGAAACAAGGTAAAGTGGGAAGAAAATGCGTAGTTCCAAAACATCCTATATTCAATTCAATGGATTTAGTGAACCTAAAACCTAAGAAATCAAAAAGAAGATCTGTTACTTTGCGTTTACAAAGAAGATTAAAAGAATTTGGAGAAGAAGGTGATTATCATAGTATCAGACATACTTATGGTGAAAGACTAGAAGAACAAGGATTAGAGTATTTAGAAGTGAAGTTTTTAATGGGACATAGAATAGATGATATTACCTGGCGATATATTCATAAAAGTGTATCCAAGTTTAAACCTGCTATTTATAATATATAAAGTGTGTCATTAATGTGTCATATTTACTACAACTTACTACTACTTATGATGATGAATGAGAGTGTATTTTACGAGGGAAAATAAAATGTAACGAGGAAGGTCGGATCGGTTTTCAAGACCAGTGCATTCAGCCAGACTCTGCCACCCCTCCGAAGATAAAATAATTATATAAATACTTACTGTGTCATTTTTGTGTCATTTTATACTTTTCAATAAATTCTTCTGGATCACCCTTTCCTAAATCTGAATTGTAATATTTCTTCCAATAATGTGCCATCTCTTCTACAGTTTTTGGAAGTTTTTTAGGGACTCTCCGATACTTTAATCTACACATAATTATCGCATAGGAAATATTGGTTTCTAATAAATCTCTTACCTCTTCCTCTTCCACGCCTTTACGAAAATAAAAGGGTGCTACCTTTGCAGCTACCGCACATTTACCTAATAGATTCTTTCTATAATCAAGGTAGTTAACAATCGTATCCATAGCACCAGTCATTCCTGGTTCTATCTGCCACCAACTACGCGCTACTCCATTGTTCCATTGTTTTAAATAATCATAATTACTTTCTATTAGACCAGTCCCAAATATCAAATTCTCCGCTTCTGGGGAGTACATATTTATTTTCCTCAATATGTTCTCTATAAGCTCCCTGATCTGTTTCTGTTTTCTTGCGTGCATATCGTGTTACCTTATATTCATGTACATAGACATAATCTATAGTTTCTTCTCTGTAAGTAATTTTTTTAGTAGTAGTTCCTCGGTTATACACCAAGTATAGAATGGCGATGAGTCCTAATCCGTATAAAGCATAACTCCTCATTAAAGAGAAATTAGTAAGTAGACTAGGACAATCTCAACGCTATATGCCAATCTTTTTAAGCAGCACACCTTTAATTACTTTCCAAAGAGCTTCCAGTATCTTTTTTTCTGTAGCCTCTGAAATAATGGGTATATCCACAGCCTTATTAATTTCAGCAATAATTTCAGCTCCGTTTTCATCTGATAGTAAATCATCTGCGATTAGTTTTGCTAACATTAGTATTTCCTTTTCATCTTTTTCTTTTTTGTAGTTCTAACCTTTTTGGTTTTCATTTTTTTCTTTTTACCGTATGGCATCTCTTTACCCTTTATGTATTTTCATAATAGGAAAATTTGCTGTTAATGATGCGCCTTTATGTCTTTTAAATGCACCTTTATGTTTCATTAACTTTAATGTATTACCCTTCTTCATCCAGTGATACCCTTTAGGTGCTTTTACTTTCATGCTATTTTTAATCCCTTTTTAATCACTTTTAATTCTTTTGATTTTATATGTAAGATATACAATGCTCATTATTGCCACTACACATTGTAATAATAAATTCAATTCTGCCATATATACGCCATAGTTGGCAAAGGATATTGAAGATACTTTTAAACTATCCATTAGTGTTTTCCTCCACCATTTAATCTGCCACTCATGTAGCTAATTTTATCAGATAAGTCATCTACCTCTTTCATAAGAGATTCATGCCTTCTATTTCTTTCATTGGACTGAGACTCTGAATCTCTTTGAATCCTGTCTAACAACTTCAACAAGATTCCTTCTACATTTGCTGTAGTCCCTTCTGCTTTCGCTAAGTCAACAGACATTTTGTCTAGTGCTTCATTTTGTGCAGCTTGAGATTTAATTAGATTGGTAATCATAAATCCAAATAAAAGAGAAATAACCCCTGTTGCTCCAAGCGTACCGTAAGCTTCTAATAAAGTCGCTGTATCCACTACTTTTTACCTCTTTTCTTTTTACCCCAGGATAAGGGGTTGATGTTAAACTCTTTTTCATAGAAGGCTACTTTCTCTGCCAGCTCTTGTCTCTCAACCCGTTCTTCCAAGATATGCTTATCAAGTAAGCTCCCAATTTGTTCATCCGCATAAGTAACTTTATCTTCAAGTTTTCTAATCCGACTTTCAATCTGCCAATAACCATAGACCAACATTCCGATAAGAACTGCAATTTGACCAAGCCATTTAAGGTTAATGCTAACAATGGCGTTATCATCAAGAATAGCAGTGCGATAACTTCTGGCTGTATTTGGTTTGTCACTCACTGCTTCCTGATTGTTTCCCAATCATTGTGTAGGTAACACCAATTTGAGTTATCAGATACGCGACCATGATACCAATGAATAGTTGAGTCAACATCCATTACTTCTATAAAAACCGAATTTGTAACTGTATCCGATGGTGTGACTGGTAGATTTCCGACTATCCATCCCTGACTTGTGCAACTTGTAAGCAACAGGAATATCATAAGAGGCATTAGTATTCTCATAGATTACGATAAAATCCCCGTTATGCAGTTTCTTGATTTGGTTCTTCAATTAAAGTTTCCCTAAACATCTGGATTAAGCCATTCTTAGTAATTTCTAACTGCTCTTGCATAAAGAAATTGCTATTTTGTTTATCTGTTACATTTTTTAAATGATCGCAGATTCTTAACTGTTTACCATCCATATCTTCTTTAAAATATGATTGATCATCTAACACCAATAAAGGCTCTTTGTCTTTTGTTTTAGCCATTATATTTCCTTTTTATTTGTTAATTAAAGTTTTTTAAAATCAGCGATTGCAGAGGCTAATCCATCAGATTGTGCTTTTGCTCTTGCCATATCGGCATCACATCTTTCTTTTTCTCTTTCTAAATCTGATAACTTGTATTCTCTTTCACTATCAGCTAAGGCATCACCACTTTCAGCATCCCATCTTTTCTCTACCATAGCAATGTATGTTTCTTTCTTTTCTGCTACTGCTTCTCGTACAACCTTACCATCTTCATCTTTTACTTCTAAAATAGCTTCTTGCACTACTTTTTCTTTGCTTTTAAAATCAGCTGTCTTACCTTTCTTATCAGCGTATGTTGCCCAATTCATTTGAGACTCCTTATTTAAATTGATTATTTTTGCTTATCTGACCATGCTTTCTTAATGTCATCTGTCCACAAAGCACTAGCCAAAGCTTTCACCTCTGCTGACTCTCCAGATACATCCATATCTGGTGTTAATATTTTTCTATGATATGAATAAGAAAGTTCTTTATTATCTTCCATAATAGATGTTTTTGTACGAACATTAATATGTTTGTACTCACCTCTTACTTCGTAATCATCTTTTTCTACTTTTGATAAAGCCACTATTGACTCCTTTGGTTTATTTGTTCCATTTAATTATCCAATTAAAAATTTTATTATTACACCATATATGAGAATCCAAAATATATTTGAGTTGATGCTGTAATATTATCTGCGGCATCTGAACCATCTTCTGTAGTTGTAGTAAATTCTACAAGGGATGCAGTATTAGCTCCCTGACCAATTCTTACTCCTAATAGAGATGCAGATTTCAAAGCATTAACACCAGTATAAGAAGCAACTCCTGTTACAAAGTCTGCCGCTTCAGTCAATGTTCCACTTGTAAATGGAAGATTTACAACCAAAGTACCTGAAGGGCTACTGATAGAACTCATAACTAATGCACCTTGAACATGAACCATTCTGCCAATTTTTGTATATGCTAATTGGTCATAACTTCCATTGACAGTTACTGTGCCTGAACCACAAGTTAAAGCACCTGTAAAATAGCCTTCTTCGTAGTCATCCAAAGTATTTGCATCTGAATCTGCATTTTGACTAGCTGGGAATTGTAATCTACCTTTATGCAACTGCACCCTATCATTACCATCTGAACTTCCTATTGTAAGGGTTTTTGTCATGGTGTGACCGCTTATAACATGAAACTCTAAAGAAGAACTATAATTAGAATTTAAAGCTCCAGAAGTTCCAATATTTGCGATACGGGCAGTTTCAGTTCCAGAGGTAAAACTATCCGATGATGCTCTAAAAGCTATATGCGCCCCTGTTGTTCCTGATGGATGCCCTGTAAACCTTGCCTCAAAAGAACAAAGTTCATTCGAAGCATTGTCATTATAAGTATAAGACGTAGGATTTTGTAAGTGAAAATCACCCATATGAACTTTAGCACCACTATCTTGTGCCATATAAACAGCAGTTACAGAGGCATTACCAAGTGTTACAGAATTATCCGCTACTCCTGTTGTGCCTTGACCTATTACAGTTTGATTAGATGCATTATTTGCACTTGGGTCGGTATTTGCCCCAAGACAAGTAATATTTGTTCCTGTGGTTATTACATCGCCAGAATTGTATCCTATCGCTGTGTTATTTGTATCTGTCGCACTTCCATCTGAACCACCACCATTAGCATTTATTAATGCACTATAACCAACAGCAGTATTATTTGAATCTTCTACTATTGTATTACCCGAATACATACCCACTAGGACATTTTTATTACCAATAGTGGATGATGCACCACTTTGATATCCAATTATAACCGACTCACTTCCAGTTGTTAGACCAATAGCAGATTCAAAACCTATCGCTGTATTCTTATCTCCAGTTGTAGTCCCACGCAATGATTTATAACCAATAGCCGTACTACCTATCGCAGAAGTAATAGCAACACCAGCCTCAAATCCTATCGCTACTGTTCCATCAGCATCATCATGGTTTAAGGCATATAAAGCTCCTTTACCGATAGCAACACATTCGTCTTGAGTTGTAGCTGTATTTAAAGCATTACATCCTACAACAACATTATTTGCACCATCAGTTAAATTGGCGTGTGAACCAGAACCTATGGCTGTATTTTCAGTTCCTGTAGTAATATCCAACATAGAGTTATAACCGATAGCTGTATTTTCAGCAACTGCACCTTCAGCTTCAGTCATTGCTTGGCTACCAATAGCAGTGTTAGAACTTCCAGTAATATGAGCGCCAGCAGAGCCTCCAAGTGAATTTGAGCCTAAACCTGTATTATGGTCTCCAGTTGTGATTCCATAAGTACCTTGATTTCCAGATTGCCTTCCGATAAGTGTATTATGTGTACCACCACTTTCAATTTTATCACCAGCTAAATATCCGAATATTGTACAACTGTCTGCACCACTAGAATCATTATTACCAAGTGAGATTCTGGAGTTGGCATCTATTTTCATACTACCAGCACCGCCATTTAACTCTAAAGTTGTATCACTTACTAAATCTAAAACACCATCTGCTGATTGATGTATATATGTTCCTGTATCTCCAAACTGAAGTTGGTTTGTACTATTCATGCTTAAAGCATTTGTACTTATTTTAAATCCAACCTCTGTTGAACTGTCTCCGTCTGTTATTGCAACTAATGTTGTGCCATTTAATCCACCATCTGGAAGAGCCAATAATTGCTCATACGATGATGCTATACTTGATCCTGTTAAACTTGCCATAATATTATCCTAAATCTTCCCATTTTGAGTCTACATTTTCCCATGATTCACTAATAGAGTTCCAAGTGTCATATAGGGTTTCTAACACTTGGTTGTACGCTTTAAATAAAGCTATACCTAATCCTAACATTAGTAAATAAAAATAATTTCGTTTGAACCTGGTGCTGAATCATCAGCAGCATCTACCGCGCCTGTGGCTCTAATCGGTAATATTGATCCTGCATTTGTACCATTAAACTGTACCCAAGCACCATTTATATAAAATTTATAATTTCCAGAAGCACCAACATATACAGCACGACATTCATCGTTTGTAGTATTAGTGTTGGTAATGTTAACCGCAGATGCACCTGGAGTGACTGCCTGTTGTACTGTAAAGTCGCGGTATGTACCCATATTTCCCTCGCTATTTAATGTTTGCAACGCTCTAAGCCTATGGTAAGCATGACCGAGCTGTTAGTTCAATAATATTAACGAGTTAGGGTGTGTTTTGTTCCATTTCCTTTTGTAATTCTCTGCGTTTTCTATTTCTAGTATATTGTTTATACTCAGCTTCTAGTTTACGCAGTTCAATTTGTTGTTCTGGAGTAATGGTTTTACTGACCTTTTTTTGCTGTAAAAGCCTGAATCTATCAAAATTAAGTGTAGGTCTATTTTCATAAAGTTCTTTTCTTAAAAATAATTTACCTACTGCTGGAATATCGGCTTTAGATTCTATTTCTTTATTGCTAAATGTTACAATATCATTAATATTTTTAGTTAATCCACCTGTAGCTGCGTTTGCAAATACTTCAATTTTTTTAGGGGATGCGTGTTCATACGCTCCTATGTTATCATATATCCATCTACTTAATACTTTTGCCATTGGCATTGTATAATCATTATATCTAAATGGAATTTCTTTTCTTTGATCAGACATTGTTTCAATAGGCGCACCATACCAAGTTTTATTAGATGCTACTAGCATAAATGGCTTAATAGCTGATGGTGTTATACCAGGATTTAACTGCTCTAAGCTCAACTTCATAGCTTCATTAACGCCTTCTTTATTGATTTCATACATTTCATCCCAAAATGCCATTGGCAATCCACCAAACAATGTACCCATTTCATGTGGAAGTGGTAATGTGACGATATCTCCACTACCACCAAAATCACCAGTGTCTATGTATAAATGTGAATATTTTAACTCAGGTGGTAAATTCTGATACCATTCTTTATCTTTATTCTGATTCCAGAAATACATAGCTGCGGTAGTAATAAATGCTGTCCCACGCACTACTACTTTCATTGGGTTGCTTTTTGCCTCTCTATATATTTTTTCTCCACCTTGCAATGTAGGATTAAAAAAAGGTATTAACTGATTTAGGATTTTTGAAATTTCACCCATTTTACTAAAATTAATTGTAATATCTTGTGCTTCATTAAATGCTGCTAAATATGCTGCATCTGAATCTTTACCATGTATTTTTTCATAATATTTAATTCTACTTTGAAATTCTGCTATTCTTGGAGCTAATTCTGGAACTTCAAAAATTCTTCGTAAGGTATTTATTGGATGTAGTGTAACATTTTTTATATTTCCAGTAACTCCGCCCACTGCTTGATTTTCAACATCTACAACCATCCTACGGTATCTAGCTCTATCCCTTCCCATGACTGTAGCCATCTCTCCGCCCATTGCTTTAAATCTTCTGGAAGCATCTTTACCCGCCTTTGTACCAAGACCAAGATCGGCTGCTAATGCAAACATAGGAGCTGCTGGATTTGGTAATTTATCTTTAGTGAATATTGAATACGCAACTAAATCTCGTATCGGGTTTGTTATATAGCTAAACCCCGCATTTAAACCAACAGCACCTAATTTTAAAACTCTTGTAGGTCTACCGAAGAAAAAATCTGTTACAGGGTCTAGTTGATAATGATCTAAGTTTTTAATCATAGAATATAATCTTGGATCTATTTCATAAAACGAAACTTGATCCCCTTCATAAATAGGGATAATGCTTTCTTTTCCAGAATAATTTTTGCTTGCTAAAAACATTGTCATTACATCAGGTATCGCAGCAGGTTCGTCTTCAAATATGCTAAAGATCCCTAACCCTTTAGCTTCTAACTTTTTGTTTAAATCTTTTGTTTTTATAGTAGTTGCTTGAATTGGAGGAGGGACTTTTTCAATTAATTTTCCAGGAAGAATGTTTTGCTCAGATAAATCTCTTAATGCAATAGCAACTCTTACTTTATCTGCTGAAGAATAAATATTTTCAACATATTTAATCATACTTTCAATCGGATTTAAGATTTGTCTACCACTACCTTTTAATCCTTTTATTGGCTTCCCACCACTTACTTTACTTCCCCTTGATCTAAATCTTGGCTCATCTGAAAAAAAGCGATATAATGGTAGATAAATAGGATTGAGTTCTTTAATTCTGTTTCTTGCTTCTGGACTAATAGCGCGAGAGTCTACATAGTATTCTAAAATACGATCAGCAAACCCACTTAATTCATCACTTGCTTCTCTAAATTTTTTACTATCATACTTATCAAAAACAAATTGAGCATCTGTTAACTCAATACCTGCATCTATATCAGGTCTTGATAATGCCCTTCTTGCGTATGCGTATGCCATAAAATCAGCTAACTCTTTTTTATTTTTAGATACTGGTTTCAATACATCTACTAAACCTTTTCCAGTTACTCTACCAACATAATCTATTGTATTATAACGAATTGCCATTTCAGCTTTACTTCGAGCTTTTCCTTTAAATGCTCTCAATAATTGTAATGGATCTTTATCTGCTGGTAAATCTTTTATTTTCTCCTGCCTCATTATATCTGATAAAAATGCAATATCATCTAAAAAACTTTTCTTTAACCATAGGTTTACATCTTTTAATCTTTCCATTATTGGCTCTTTAGGCGGTTTACCATCAAAATTTATTTGAGACTTAACTCTTTCAACAGATCCCTGTTTATTATAGCGAGTCATCAAGTCTCTTAATTTTAATATATCTTCATAAATCTTTGGGTTAGCTCTAGCAAAATCTCCTACAAAATAATCATAAAAAGTTGGAGCTAATTCTTTTGCTTTTCCTGTACTTACAAAATGCCTAATAAATTCTGCAAAACCCTCACTGGTTCTTTGTTTAGTAGGATCATAGTCCAGTTTACCTAATTCATTTTGCCAGGGTGCAAATTGCGGTCTTTGTTTTGGCTGATTTCCCCATATTTTATTATCAATAAAGTGTGCTACTTCATGTGATAAAACATAAATATCGTCTGTTATTGCTGATCTAACTGTCTTTGTAACAGGACTAAAAAACCCAGCTACGCCTTTCATTCTATGTGTAGCCTTACCTCGAATAGTAACATCGAAAGCATTTCGTAAAAATTGAGTGATCTCTGCTCTACTAACCCTCTCTACATCTTCTATTCTTTCTTTTGCTGCCTTAGTATCGCTAAAATGCTGTACTCTTTCTGATGCTTCGATATTTGCTTGTCTTAAACTGCTAGCATCCACATCTTTTATATCAGATTCAAATGGAAGTTCAGGAGCTTGAAATTCTGGTTCTTTATCCTGTATTAGTTTAATCATTCGTTGTGCTGAACGCTGATCTTGTAATAACTGAGTATTAGTTCTATTGGGATCTGCAAGTCTTTCAAAGGTAGTATTAAGATTTGCTTTTAACTCTGATAATTCTTGCGACTCTCTTTGAGTGAGTTTTGGTTGCTTAGTAGATGTTTTTTTAAACTCTGCAATTAAAGATTTGACATTTATTATATCCTCAGTCCAATCTGCTGTACCCTTAGACTGTAGACTATTTAAAGATTTCAAATCTATTTCCAAGTATACTAAAGGGTTTTTTTCAAAATCTTTTAAACTTTTCTGGGCAAGATTATAACTTTCTGTACCTCTTCTTACTATTTCAGCTTCTGTTATTTCTCTGTTTCCCAAATCTTCCCTAAATATTTCGCGTGTAGTTTCTATTGACTCTTTTAATGTGTTTCGACCTAAAGTAATGTTTTCTTTATATTTTAATAATATTTTTGGAGTTGGAGCTTGTATCTTTGGTTTTTCTACTTTAGGTGGCTTTACTCTTGGCTGTGTTATAGGTCTACCTTCAGTAAGTAAACCTCTTGGTGCTTCTGTTAACTCTCCTGCTCTTTCTGTTGTCACTACTCTATCTGCAATACCAGCTTTGGGTTTACCAAAAGTTTCTTTCACCTTTCCCCACCATGCCCTATCTACTAACTTAGTTACTTTTTCTGCGGGTACTCTTATTGTTACACCATCGCTTAGTGCTTTTCTATACTGTGATCCAGATAAGTTTAGATCCAATAGTAAATCTTTTTCTTCAGGACTAAACCTATCTTTTCTACCGCCTCTTAACACAGATCTTACCTTGCCTGCATCCATATAAATATCTTGAGGTAGTTTATACTCATCTATGTATTTTTTAGTTACCTGCTCAGAAAGTCTACCAAAAGCTCCTTTAGTACGATTACGAACACCACCAATAATCATACCCTTTCCGATTAAATCTAATATTTCAACAAATTCTTTAGAGGTTCTTGTAGCATCCTCTGGAAGTAGATCAGAAATGTTCTTACCACCACCTAATTCATATTCCTCATCTGTTACAGCAGAAATGATAGCGTTTTCTGCTTCATCTAAAGCCATAAAAGATGCTACACCTAATGATGTTGATAATACACTATTACTTAAAGATAGAGTTAAAGGATTGGATAAAGCTGCAATGGGTATTGCAGCAGAAAATGCAGTTTCAATAGATTCTATAGTGCTTGGATCGGGTTGAATACCAGTGATCTTTGGATCTCTAATTAGTAAATCATAATTCTTTTCTACATCTCTTAGTGATCTTCCAGTATCCTTACTAATCTGATATATCATTTGACCTTTTACATTGGTTTCGGTCTTATCCTCAAAAATATTACGAATAAAGTTTTTAAACTTTTTCCCTACTGTTGGTTCTGGGGCAGCTCGTAATGAGGGTTGACTATCATCAATTTCAGGTGGTTGATCTTCTTTTGGAAAAAGGTCACTAACTTTAACAGTTTCTAGTTTAGGAGATTCTAACTCAAAGCCAGGTGGTAATGGTGGCATAGGAGTTTCTTCTATAACAAAACCCTCTGGTAATGGTGGTAAGCCTACTCTACCGTTTGCCATTTGCCATTTTGTAATATTAACACTTCACCTGTACTTGGATTTACAGCTCTAGTACCTTCAAATGATTGAGGTTGAGAAGTTGATTCAGCTTGAGTTGTATTAAATTGAGGTTGCGTAATAGACCTACTTCCTATGCGAGCTGTATCTGTTAATCTCATTCCATCATCTGATACAGACTGACTACCAGTCATTTCTTTATATAATTTGACATCTACATTATTTACATTACTAGCTAAATACTGATCGAATGTCATTCCTGCAAGATTAGCTGATTCTATTAAAGATCTTTGTAGGTTTTTTAGTTGTTGTTGTTCTATAGTAGATGGTGGAGTAGCCTCACCTCGTAAACCTAAACGCTTTTCAGCCTCTCTAGTCCTTACTTTTTTTTCCATTTTAAATGGCTGAGTAGTTAAACCAATATCTTTCCTTGCTGCCATCGCACCTCTTTCAGCAGATTCAATCATTGGATCTAGTGCTTCTTCTCTAGCTTTTATCTCAGCATTTTTTTGCTGTGTTGTTTGATAGTCTAAATCATAACCTAAAATATCCAAACCATTGCGTGCGGTAATTTTACCTGTAGCAATGTCTGCTTTAATTGGTATAATCTTTGATAGATTTTCTGCAGTAGAAGGTAAACCAGCAATAACACTATTAAATGAGTTTAATTCCTTTGTACTATTATTTTTTCTATCTTCCCTTTCTTTCATAGCATTTTGCAAAGCGGTAGTGCCACCTTGCACTGCACCTAATGCAAATGCACTCGCGACAGCTTCTGCCATATTTGGTCTTTTCTTTACTTTAAACTTGAAAGCCATATTAATATCCTCCTCCAGAACCCATACCTCCAGATCCTGATTCTCCACCACCTGCCAGAGCATTTACTGCTAGTGTACCAAGTAATGTTGCTCCTTGACCTAAAAGACCCTCCCACCACTCAGGTTGAGAATCTAATTCTGCTTGTGTTCTTGCTCTATCTAATTGTATTCTTGATTTATCTGCTTCTGACTGCATTAAAAACTGACTCATAGCATCAGCAAGCTGGGCTTGGTTATATTCAGCACTAATTTCTGTAGGAACAAATTGAGCTAACTGCTCCTGAGTTCTTGCCTTACTACCTGCAAGTAAATCTTGTAATGTTCTACCAGATTGCTCTTGCAGTTGTGGTGCTATAGCTTCTATTTGTGCCTGATCTCCACCAGTGCCTAAAATAGCTCTTTGAAGATTACTTAGCATTTGTCCTTGCCTTCTAGCAGATACATTTTCAGCTAACTCAGCTCGCTCCCTTCCTGCTTCTTTAATACGCTTTTCAAACTTAGCAACATTTGCTTCTAAACCTTCTCTACGCTCAAGTTCAAGATTTTCAGCTTCAATTTCATCATTTCTAGCTTGTGCTTCTTCAGCAGTGGCATAAGTTGTGCCATCTGTCGCAGAAAATGTTTTATCAGGATTTATTTCCATACCCTGACTAGCTAGTGCATTTAATTCCCTAGCTTTATTATTCGCACTAGCAAGAGCTTCTGGTTGCCTTCTACCTTTTGTACTATATTCTGCCACAACCATATTACCATTTTCTGTATCAATGACACCATATTTTGTTGTGTATGTTTGTCCTATAAAATTTTTAGCTTTCCAGGCTCTTACCTGATATCTACCCATAATTCACCTCTTTAATGTTATATAACTCTTTATTTTTATTAAGTTTCATATTACCTCTTCAAATACCATAATTCCATTTAATGATGCTACTTTACGATTTGTAGGGTTATTAACAGCAATAACCATATCGAAATGCCCAAATTGAGGAATAATAATACTTGAAAAATTTTCGTCACTATATCGCGTAAAAATATCTGCAACTGTAGCTGTTAAAGTTTTATTGTCAGTACCTAAAGTAGATAAAGAGGTATTATAAGCATTTCCTGTTAATCCAAGAGTGGTAGAACTACGATCATCTGTACTATGAGAAATATGCCTTGCGGTAATAATAACAGTCTTTAATTTACATCTAAAGGGGACAACCGAATAAGCATTAGGATTACCTAAAGTAGCAGTTGCTGTCCCACTAATAATTCTATCCATTAAAGATTGATCTTGAATACCTGGAACAATTACTGCACTACCAATGTATGTATCTCCACTACCTGAATCGGTAAAAGATCTAGCATAAAATGGAAAAGTGTATGTTCTTGGAGTTCTACGATTTAAAATTCGTGTAATATTTGCTGAATAACGCGTTAATAAAGATACAAAATCATTATTAATCTCTTCATGTATAACATTCTTGTCTATTGTATCAAATTCTAAAGTTAATTCAGTATAATTCCATTCTCCTTGTAGCTTAACTCCAAATACCTTTTTTCCATTATTGATACATACACACATATCCCCATCGCTACCTTCTCCACTAGAATACAATCCATGCTTTAATGGTAACAAGGTATCTTGTTTTGTTTCCAGTTCAGTAAAAAGTAAATCCTGTGTTACATCAGACATTATGGATTACTCCCTAATAGATCATAATCAATATCAATAGATTCTAATTTTAATTCTCTTGTTGCTGATGTGATCTTTACTGATAAAGTCTTACCCACTGCACGCATAGCTTTACTAATATTTACAATACTAGACTTAACGGGAAAAGTTAATGTTTCCGTTGCAGATGAGCCTGTTCCTGATTCTCCTGCATAGATTGTCACCGTTAATTCAGCAGCAGATTGATAAGTGATATTAATTTTTTTAAATCTTTTTTGTAACTCTGGCGAACCAAAATCAAAACGCTTAGTAGTAACTGTTAGATTATCTGTATTTTGAGATCCAGTACCTACAACCCTTACTGTTGATGCTCCTGAAGTAACATTAAAAAACTGAGCGCGTAGATTTGTACCATATACATAATTACTTCTAGTGCGAATATTAGTCGCATCAATAGTACGCTTGACCCAACTTCCATTATCCAAATTCATTACATAAATAGAGGAATCATCTGCATCATACATGACATACAACTCATTATCTAAAGCATTATATCCGACAGCAGTTTGATCAAAGGTTAACGCCTGGTAAGTATATCTAATATTAAAGGTAAGCTCTCTGGTTTGTGTAGGGGTTACACTAAATACACCTACTTCACTTGCACAGATTAATCCAAGCGGTGATTCAATGACCGCGTGCTTATGTACTGCGCCTACGCCCTGAAAAACCCTTTCTAATTGATGGCGTTGATTATAGATGTAAGTATCATTAGGTTTAAAAACAAATAACTTATTACGATAAGCATAAATACGAGTAATATTATCGCCATCATTTCTTCCTACATCAAAATATTTACCAGGAAGTACCTCATCTAACTTATAGGGATCAGTAAAATAAACCTGGTTCTTTTCTCTAGCAGTTTGATCATTTTCATCTAAAGTATCAATATCAGCATAATATGCTCTATTATTCACAACAGCAGATGTGTTCCATTTCAATTCTACTAATTTTGTTTTTGCAGCTCTACCAGTTAAGGAATTATAAGTAGCTAATTTTAAACCATCAAAAGGAATATACCATGTAGTTACTTTATCTTGTAACGCTGTATGTGTGGTAATACGATTTTGCTTAGAAACATTAGCAAAGGTAGAAGTATGTGTGGCTTGAACACGATTTATATTATTGTTTTTCCTGAAATTAATCTTAGAATTAGTATTACTAATAGAAGTAAAGCGCGTATAATATGAACCTATGCGATTAAATTGCGTACTTAAATTGGTACTATCACCGCTTTCTTTTCGAGATAGAATTGCGAGTGTCACTCCACCTGAACCTGAATTTGAAAAATCATTATTTGCTCCAGTCCAACTACTAGTATTAGCACTAAACTGTGGCGCGCTACCATCGGATGCTTTTGTAACATCATCTGCTGCTACAGGATTTGGACATGGAAGCCAATACCCATAATTTTTTAACGCATAACTATTATAACTATTAGAACCAAAAAAGGGAAGTAAGTTACTTGAACCAAGAACAAAAGTATTGGGGACATTACCTAAAATACTTTCCGAATACCCTTTATTCATATCTACTGTTTCTACTAAATACCAGTCTACATCATCTTTTGGTTGCCAATATATATTTAACCCAGTAATTCTAGGATTATGATAACCAGATGCTGAAATATTATTTAAGACTAAATTGACTGCTCTACCTTTTTGTGGTGAGCTACGATAGAAAATAGATGCTCCAGAAGCGTGTTCTTTTGCTTGAGAATTTAGCTGACCGCGCCTAACATACAATGTGTTACTACTAATTGCGGTAATAAACATCACTTCTTCATCAATCTTGATATAAGTATATGTTGAAAATAATGAACCATCTGAAACGGTAATATCGCCTTCCGTTTCTGTCAATGCCTCCCCTATGGTTGCAGTGCTATCTGATTCTTCATCTGAACCTTTTTCAACTTCAAAACCAGTAATTCCTATTTCACCATCACGATTTAATGATAAAGAAGATTCCTGTACATAATCATAAAGATAGGTTACTGCCCATCTATCTGCTGGATCAAATGTTTCATTATCTAATGCGTTTACCCAAGCATTATGTTCATCATTTTCTAAATCGTCACTATCATATTTATGTCTAGGCTCATACACGAATAACCCAACATCGGAATCATTGTTTAAGGTGGAAAACTTTAATGTTTTTTCATCTAAGTCACCACCTGTTGTAGCAGCACTAATGACAAAGTTGGTATCATCGGTAATCTGTGTAATATATGCACCAGAGGGAATATTGTCACCCGATACCGCCATACCAGGAGATAAATCAAGTGTGTCGTTTTCCGTAGCAATAGAAGTACTATTATTATAACTACAATCTGCTAAAGTAATTTCACCATCATGCGCCATATTCATTTTAACAACAGTTGGAGCTTCCAGCTTTGCGTTCACTACATACCAATCATTAAGTGTCATTCTATTATGAACAGGTGTAAATCTTGGAACTTGAGTGCTGTCCTCACTTGCGGTATCACCTAATAAAATATTTTTCCCAAAAATATCTCTTTTAATATGACCAAACCATTTTGTAGTGTTGGTAAAACTACCATCAGATATTCTTAATATTTGGTTATGAGCTAAAAAATCATATATAGGTGATCCAGACCACCCTGTAGTGATATCAGTAAATGTTCCACCGCTACCATCTGCTGTATCTTGCCTACGCAATACAGTGCCATTTCCCATCACCCACCAACGAGTAGATGTATCAGCATCTGCTGCATTTTTTTCAGTTCTATATAAAATTAATTCTGTCTGAACATCAGTTAAACTGGTAATACCACCGCTAGAATCAGAATCATTTAAAAACTTTTCTAAACGACCTGGCTTTCTATTTCTTACATTTTCAAAAGCAGTATATTGATTTTCTGATATATCAAATTCAGATTGATTTGTGACTAAACCACCTGAGAAATTCCTAATTTGCAATCTTGGCATTAAAAATCCTTATAATTAATGCTAAACTTTGGCTCTCCTGATCTACGCTGACGATCCATTACTACTTTTTCTTTCCATTCTAACCATTCATTCTTGAAATACGGTATCATATTCATATCTCTAAGTCTTTCTGCTGTTTTCCATGCTCCATAATAAATTAAACATTCGTGATAACGAGCATCTATCATAGGTACATCTGAATCACCAGATAATGTAGTAGGTAAATGATAGTAATATACTTTGATTACCTTAACTACTTGAGGAATAGGAAAGATTCCTAAGTTGACATCGTTAATATAATATCCATAAGCAGAAGGCATTTGGACATCACCGACATCACTGGAAATATTATGAATCTGATCCATACCAATACGAGTCATTTGATCACCATCAAAGTCTACTCGATAAATACGAATCATATTTGCAAGGCTCTGACTATCAGCAGCAACTGCATTTTCCACGATTGTCCATGTATTTACTGTAACACCATTACCAGTGAGTATTTGGTATTCTCCAGTACCTGCAACACTATTTCTTGTTGCATATCCATAAAACAAATTTGCTTCATCAGCTAAAATAATTTGACCTTTATTTATCAAATCTGTTAATACAGCATCTGCAACTACACTGGTATCTTCTACGCCAGTAATATTTCTTATTTCGGTTCTAATTTGAGTTAATGTCATAATCTCTCTAAGGCGGGGCGAGCAAAATGCCCGCCCCTTAGTTAGTTACTGATTACAGATCAGTACGCTTACTGATATACTGAATACAACCATAGTCCTTACTGTTGAAAGCAGTCCTAGATACACCATATATCTTACCACCTGCAACACCGAGCTTATTACCATAATCAAATGATTTTTCCACCCAGGTCATATCACCAACATTACCCATACAGCCAGCACCTGCTCCTAAAAACAAGTTTCTTGCACCTGCTTGACCATTATAAGCACCTGTTGTAATACCTTCATGCTCATGGATTACTACTCCATCATAGATTCCTAAAGAACCTGTGAATAGAGGGTTATCATCGCCACGAACATTCGCTTCACGCTGTGCTTGTGTCCATCCATCTAACTTAAAAAGGTCATACGCAACTTCAGGGTGAATTAAAAGAACATAATAGTCTTTTCCTTCTACCTTAATTGGCTTCATTTTCCAAGTTCCAGTTCCACCAAGCTGTGCAATACGCTTTAATCTGCTAATATCTTCCAACTGAATCTGACCATTAGAAGCTAAACTTGAAGATTGGTCAGAATTACTATAAGTTGAACCAGCAGAAGTAACAGCAAGTACATTACCAAATGTACCTGAAGTAGCAGTCATAGCTGAAAAGATTTGTGCATCAATATCTTCTGCATATACTCTTTTTAACTGAGACATAGCTTCATTTCTAAAGTTGTAAAGAACTTTACTATTGTCAAAGTTACCTGCGTTTGTTACACCAAATCTTCTTTGAGAAGTGGTAACTGTTAAAGAGTAGCTTGACAAACCATCTTCGTTACCTTCTAAAGAAGAATCACCTGTGACTACTGTTCCTGTTAATCCTACAAGACCAAAAGTAACATCTTTACCTTTGCCTTCATCCATCGCCTTTTCAACGATCATTGAGTCAAATGTATCTCCCATGAACTTAGAAAAATAAATTTCTTTTCCAACTTCATAAGCAAGTTGCTTTGCCCATCTTGATACATTTAAACCTGATGCCCATTCATGTGCCATAGTTCATACCTCCTTACAGGTCTTTACTAGCAACGTAACGACACCATATCATTACCTTTGCTGTGTCTGCTGCATTTACAAATGTGACATCAATAGTATCAGCAGAAGAAAAATATTCTCCACCTGCTTTGGCTGCTGCGCCATCTTCAAGACTATTATATACAGCATTTGCTACGTTTCCATTTACTCCATCAAGAAATCCATCTGGATCTGATGCTCCTACGTCTATGGTCATTGTTGCACCTTCAGCAGTCATTATTAAAAGTCCTACTTCGGTTACTAATGTACCAGCAGGGATGCTTAAAGCCTCCCATTGATCGCCTGCACCAATATTTACTGATGCGGTATCTAAAATAGCTGACATAAATCCCTGAGGCACACCAAGTTGACTCACAGATGATAGAAAGCTATCTGAATAAGCCTGGTCTACAGCCATCTTATCCTCCTTCTATTAATCGTTCATTAACCAGCAGAAGTCTGTTCTAAAGCCTTTCTACGGACATCTTCAGGTAGTTTATTCCAATCTGCCTGAGAGATGGCATCAAAGTCAATCGCAGTTTTATTCCCACCAGTAGCGTTAGAAAGTGTTGTTGGCACTTCATCTGCTTGGGTAAGTTTTTCTGTGACTTGTTTTACGCCTTCCGTTTTTGCTTTACTCTTCTCCTGGTTTAAAGTCATAAGCGTGTACGCATCTTCAATTTGTGCGATCCCACGCTCATCTCCGAATTTGGCAACAGCTTGGAGTGCTTCATTAGACATATCAGGGTGTGATTTAATAAAACCATCAATCATATCCTGTTGAGCTGTTTTCATTCGTTTCTCATTGATCTCTCTTTCTTGTATTTTGCGCTGTTCAGCGAATTGTTTTTCTACGATTTTAGAGATATGTGGGGTGAATGAATTAGCATCATACGGATCTAATTCTGGTAATTCTTGCTCTACTTTCTGTGGAGCGGTATTTACCCTGATTTCATCAAGTGACTTACGCAGTTCACCAAGTTCATTGGTCTGCCTGCCATTGAGTTCCTGAAGATTCCTATAAGACTTATCTGTATTTGAAGCATATTCTACCAACTCATCCACAGAAGAAAATTCTCTGTCTCCGACTTTGTAGCTTTGTGTTTCTGCAACAGGTGTCTCTGCTGTTTGCTCTGTTACATTTGATTCTGGAGAATCTGTGGCAGTGCCATCCAATTCTTTAGCCTCATCAATGTAGTTTACTTGCTCTTCCATTGTACCTTGTCCTTTGTTTCGGGGGTGTTATGAATCACGATTTATCCTTACCAGCCATAGGCTGCATTTGCTGCGCTTGCATTTGTGAGGATCGCTCTTCTTCAAATTTCTCTAGGATTTCCCTTCCTGCATCCATGTCGGAAAGCTCTACATAGAGCGGGAATAAACTCGAAAATCCATTCCTGACAAGTTCGCCCACCTGCTGCGCTTTGGCAGCTTTCATTGTAGGTGAGTTCTCGCCCTTATCAAGAACAATATCAAATTCAAATTTTTCAAAGTTGGTTAAAAACCTTGCTATAGTCTCATTAATAACTGCTACTTCTTCAGGAGACTCTGCTTTTTCGGTTTCTGCACCAATAATTCTTTTAATTTTATCAGGGGTATAGAACTGTTGCATATTTTTTAATGCCTGCATCAGAACAGTGGTCTTAGTCATATCTAAGTTTTCCATCTGCTCTTGTAAGGTCATCATACCTTGTCGTATTCTGGTCTGGGCAGCAATACCACTTTCTTTTGTTGATGTGGCAATACCCATCATAGGATCAGTAGCACCACTAATTTCTTTGGCATCAAACTCCGCCTTTTGTTCCATAGCAGCAATACTACCTACGATAGAAAGGTGAGAGTTTGACCATTGTTGCATAAAATCTGTTACTCTTCCTTTAAAGCCAGGAATACCAATCCACCTACCTGATGTAGATGCTTCATTCATTTCTTCCTGCGAAACCTTATTACCAGCGAATACACCGCCACCTCTAGGTGATCGGTTGATAATATCTAGCATCTGTGAACGTCTTTTATCTTTTTCACGCTGTGGGTCTTTCATATTTTCTACAATACCAAAGGTTTCAATATAATCGCCCATATCTTCAAAGTGATAAAAGTAAGGAATCAACGGAAATTCGTTGTGCATATACGGATTTTTCTTTTTTTCCTGTAAAATGTGCATACCAGCCGATAAAGTCACATAGGTTTTGGGAACTACCCTGCTAATAACACCAAAATCTGTTCTCATAGGTACGTTTGCAGCCTCTTCAAGAGCTTGTAACTCTTTAATTTGCTTTTCTGCTGCTCTTTTTGTGTTAAAACCGTTAGGAGAAATTCTTGCAGAGGCTTTATTGATGATAAAATGCTCTTTTTCGTACTCTCTGTTCCACATTTCTAAGACTCTGACCTTTCTATGAGCAGGATCTAAATGATATGCAGGGTTAATCGGTTCAGCATTACGGTAATAACTACCAATTTCTTCTCCGATTTCGGCAGGTAAATCCATAAAACTATCTATGGTTTCTAATTCTCCTACTGCATCTGGATACATAGAGCGTAACTGATTTAAAGTTAGGTACTTAGTACGCGCTAAATAATTCCAATCTTTTGTATCTGGAGTTCTACATTCAGGATCTATATGAACATTTGCCCACGACTCTCTCTTGATTGTCAATTCACCGTCATAATATTTCCCTGGTTCTACACATACATCAATCCAGCCTCTTCCTGTAATCACACCATCTTTAAATACGCGACTGAATAAGCTCTGTAATTTGCGATTTCTGTCCAAATGATATAAAAGAGCAGTCGTGAGCATAGCTTCATTCTCATCATCAGACTCTACAGGGCGCGCCTTCCATGAGGATCTTCCCTGTCTTTCTACTCCAGTCACTAAATTGACCTTTGGTAAAATAATATTTAACTGTAATGGTGGTCTACCCTCTGCTCGTAATGTTTGTAGATCCGCTTCTTCCCATTGACCAGTTCCAAAACTACCTGTATAAAACCGTGCTGATTCTTCTGCTGCATCCATCCAGTGAGAATCATTCTCTAACATGGCTTCAAAAACTTCATGTACTTCGTGTAAATTCATGCACTCATCCAACTTGTTCGTTTATTTTGTGAAAAACCCCATAAACCATAATCATCACTTGGTTCTTGGGGAGAAAAGCTATCTTCGACATAATGTACGAGATACCTAAGACAGTCCATTGCGTGATCGTTTTTCTTAACGGGTTCTTCTGGTAAGTTCTTATTTTCAAATCCGTGTTTGAGTTCCTTCCACTTATAATCAACGATTTCTTCGAGCAAAGGTTTCATATTTAATTTATTAAAAAACAATAACTTAGAGCGCATATTCTCATCTACCTTCAGATATGATGACACTCTTTCAAATCCAGCACGCTTATCATTCTTTGCTTTTTCCCATTCAATTCCATAATCATACCACTCATCTGCAACACTATTACCATCTCTTTCTGTGCGTACAATACTAGGATCTGCTAAAAAAGTGTAGTTAACCCCGCGTTTTAACCTGCGTTCTACCTTTGGCACTAACATTTCTATGGTATGTTCTGATTCATAGATTAAATCATAAACATAAATCGTACCTTCTTCATCTGTAGCAGCAAAAAGTATAGAACTTGGGTTACGATACCCATAATCATAGACTACATAGTGATTCCACCAATCAGGAATTTCAAAAGACTTAATACAATGTGTTTCCTGCTTAAACTCTGGATATACTAACCCTGCAAAGTCATCCCAACTGCAATATACATACCTGTTGACCCATTGATCTGGCATAGATAGTAAATGTTTAATGTAATCAGCAGGTAAATGCGGATTATCGGAGTATAATGCTACTTCCTTGTCTGTTTTAGGTGCGGGTGCGCCTGGTTGCCAAGTCATTGTCTCAATTAATCTATAATCACCCTTCTTTTTATTCTGTTTTTCCTTATCCTTCTTCCATCTCTTCCATACCCAGTCATGCCCTGCTGGATTGCAAGTATGAAAGGAACAACGCATTGCGTTTTTTCTACGCATCTGACCCGCAGCAGCAATAAAAGTAGCTTCAGTCATTTCTTCGATCTGATCAAACGCAAACCACCCTAAATTCATAGATTTTATCCTTTGAATAGAGTCTCTGGAGTCATCTAACGCCATATACACGATTTTAGACCTGTTTTTAAAGATAATTTCTCGGTCTTGGGCGCGATGTTTGTCAATAAACCCCTGACCAAGATCGAGCAACTGGATGAGCGTAGATTTCTTGAATGAATCCAATACTTTTCTGCCCATTAACCCTAAATTGCCCTGAAATGCTGCACTTTGATGGATAGCCTCCATACACATAGCTTCAGTTTTACCTGTTCCCAAAGATCCCGCTAATACTTGATGTTTGCTCCAACCTGTAAATAAATGATACTCTTCCTGATGATCTAAAGGCGAGGTTGCGTTCCCTTCACCATCTCTATACGATATATTGACTTCCATTAAGCCTGACCCTTATACCACATTTCCCAATCAATAGGTAATTTGCCATTATTATCTAATTGAAACAGATCTAAAGCAAATTGTGTGGCTTCATTAGCCATAAATGGGGTTAACCCATAAGAAGTGCGAAGATATACCTCAAATATATCTTTTGGGGTCATGTGAATGTTATCGCGGATGGCTTCTCGTTCCAATCTGCTTAATTTATCTTCATCTTCTTTAATACCGCTTCCCTATCCTTTGGTGAAGTGCCAGAAACCATCACATTCACCTGTGTATTTTGTTGATTTGTTCTGTCTCTATACTTACCTGGGTCGTGTGCTTTGAGCTGAAAGATACGCTCAGTTACATTGCCCGCTTTTCCTGCTTGAGTGAAAGAGAGCTTTTCGAGTTCATCCAATCTATCGGTTAAGAATCCTTGTTGTATTTCTTTGACTGCCTGCTGAAATGCAGGATCACCTTTCATCGCGAATCGTACCGATTGTGGGAAATAACCCATTTCTTTAGCAGCATGGGATATAAACCCGTTATTTGCTACTAAATATGTCAAGAATTTGTCTTTTTTTGCAGTAAAACGAGTTTTTAAGCCTGTTTCTTCTTCATATTCAGCAAGAAATGTCTTTAAATAAGGATTGTCTTGCGCGTTTTTTGTAGCTTGCTTTATCACTTCCGTCTTGCTCTTCTTCTTTCTTGGCATATAAGTATAACGAAAACATACACTTATAGTTCCCTCAATATCAAGACTGGGGTTTACAAAGTATATTGGATACTCCGCGATACTCCGAGTATCCTAAAATGAGTGGAGAACTATACTTCATTATCTTCACTATCTTCACTTTCAATCATTAATAGAGAGAAAGTGCAATAGTGAAGTACACTTCTCTGCTAGAAAAAAAGCCTTTTAGGCATAAAAAATACTCTGGGTTACATAATACACCCCCTGTGCGTTTGTCGGAGCGGTGTATGGGGGGGGGTGGTTGACATGGTTTGTCGCTCGTCGTTTTGTCCGCTCTCCTTATAATATATAATGCCGATTTCTTTTATATATACTGTGCTGTAAGTACAATAAAACCAGGTATTTATAATGCGGTGCGGTGTGCGGTGCGGTCTTATCTTTACTTAATATATCTTAATATATCTTAATATATCTTTAGGAATCATTAGAAATAGTAAGTAATATTATGTAGCTCATGCGGAGCTATTACAAACAGTTAACAAGGAGAAAAAATGCGACTTACCAAAAAAGAATTAAAAAAGTATGGGTGGAAATCAAACGCTCAAAGGGATAAGGCTTTAAAAGAATTATCTAAAAAAATGGCTAAATATATAATAGACACTAGTCCAGCATTTAAAATTAATCAATAAACCCTTTTTTAATAGGAAAGTTAGGGGGTGGAATTGTTTTCACCCTCTAAAAAGGAAAAATAATAAAATGAGATTAGAACCAAAACAAGAAAAAAAATTAGTGAGTTTACTTACAGACTTAAACAGACATTGTCAAGATAACGAAAAAGTAAAACCAATAGTACAAGTTTTTAAATGTGGTACTGTCAAGATTGCATTTCAACTCTATTATAAAGATACTGCTTTAGCACTTGGTAATTATGCCGAGATAATGAACTTTATCGAAGAGTACGAAACCAATGAAAACCGCTCTAAAAAGGAGAAATAATAAAATGATTACAAAAGAAAACATAGACCTTAAAATGAAAGAACTAATTGACGAATTTTTAGAAAAAAGGTTCGGAAGCACAGCGAGTCCATCATATAAAAAACAGTGGCATAATAGATATAAAAAGGATGGTATTGACTTTATTTGCCAAATGGACTCAGAAAGCAGATCAATATTTAGCGAGATACTTAATAACCATTACTTCAAAAATATTTAAACCCCTCTAAAAAGGAGAAATAAAACCATGATAAAACAAGTAGACAAACACACATCACAATTAACAGGCTTTGAATTATTCCAATACATGAAAAGCAGATTTAATAAAACCGATGAAGAGGCAATTAAATCAATGGAAGAAAACAACCAAGATACCTCTTTTTATGCAGAGTATAAACAAGTAAAGGCAGAGAAAGAAAAACGCCTAAAAAGGCAAAGGGAAAGCCTTATAAATGGGTATTCGCTGACAGATCCTCGAGTCATTGCGGTAAGTCAATCGGCAGAGGTAACACCAAAGGAAGCAATAGAATTAATTATTGATGAAGATTGGATTTGCTTATCAGACGAAGAGGCAGACGAAAGAGCCGAGGAATACATCCTGGATTCCGTTTGGGCGTTTAATCCCTCTTTCCTTTCATATCATACTGACATTGACGAAGAAGTATTTAAGCTATTGCAAGACAAATGCGAAGGCTCAAACGATGCAATATTACGAATGATAAAGGATAAAGATTACTTTGTCGAAGATGCTATTAATTCAGACGGTAGAGGGCATTTTATCAGTTTTTACGATGGAGAGGAACATGAACAATACATCAATAACAATTTTTACTATTGTTACAGAATCAATTAACCAAAGGAGAATAAAAGCTATGCAAGATAACAAAAGAGAAATTCATTATCAGCTTAAAGATCAGCAGCTAGAATGGGCTATAATGACAGATAAATACCATTTATTGAGGGATAATGAAACCTATTTAGGCTATCAATTAAAAAGAATGTGGTATTACTTAAAACTAAAATTAACAAAATAAAATTTTCTCCCTCAAAGGGTGGGGTAGCTCCGCATAGCAACGCCCCACCCTTACCCCTCGGAGAAAAAAAGGAGAGTAAATAATGGAATACTATATAAAATTAGAATGTTTAGGTAGGGATGAACCTCTATTAGAGGTTGAGGGTGGATTTGGTTATGATTCAGCTAATGAAGATGAAAGCAAGATAGCAATATTTAAAACTTTAAAAGATGCTAAACAACAATGTGAGATGAGTGATGAATATATAGTGGATAAAAAAGGTGTCATTCATTATTTCGGTGAGGAATGTTCTGATTGTATGAGAAATCTCAGACATCCCGATGAAATAATTGATGATTGTGATTCATGTAATAATTCAGGAACTATAAAAAATAATAAAGGAGAGTAAATAATGATCAACATATTAGCAATCATAATAATGATATTTGGCTTAATAATAGCTAAATATCAGACAGATTTAAACATTGAGCGGAATAACACCGATTCATGGAGAGAAACCGCAATGATGTTAACCAAGCAAATAAACATGAAAAAGGAGTTACAAAGATAATGGACTATACAGCTTACAAATTAGGATGTGAATTATATTGTTTTGACGAAAAACAAAAAGCAGTTGATTTTATTGGTGATCTTAAAAATTGGAAACTATTATGGTCAATTAACAGAAAACAATGGATAGTGTTAAAGGAGTTGCAGAGATGATGAACAAATTATATAGTGATGAATATGAAAGGTTTGTGATCTTGCACATGGCAATGGATTCAGAGCCAAACAATCACAAAGTAAGGGAATATATTAATAAATGTGATTCATCGGAGGATATTTACACATTGATTTATGAAATGCACAGGGAATGGAAAGAATGGGATATAAAACACAAACCTAATGGTAGTTGGATAGAATCATTTAATAAGTGGTTATTGGATGATTACTTAGGATGGTATGCAAAAGACAAGGTAGGAAATCTATTCCAATTCCAATGGCAAGAAAATGATGATCTTCATATTTTAAAATCAGATGGTAAATACTACGAAGTAGATAAATCAAATTATGAAATTATTAACTTAAAAATAATAACAGAAAGAGATTAACAATGAAGTGTAAAAAATGCACCAAAGCCAAAAGCTGCGAAAAGTGTGAACAGCATATTAATTGGATATTAAAGGATTTAATGAACTTTATGGATAAATATAGTTCTGAGGATCAAAGAACAATAACCAAAAAGGAGAGCTAATATGAATAGATCAGAGTGTTGTGGAGCAAAGGTGTATGATGATACCGATATTTGCTCAGAGTGTAAAGAACATTGTGATGTTTGGGAAGATAAGGAGTAGTTAACCATAGAAATCATATACCAGGTCATGCTTTTCAGATGGGTTGCATTTAGGACAATCTTCTAGCTGCAACCCTCTCTTTGGTAAGTTTGACCAATAGTATATTTTTACCAAATACTTCCTTTTATTTGTATATCTATACAAGCTTTCAGTTTCATAAACTCCACATTGTTTACAACATAATAATCCACTTATTGTCATAGTTAACTAACCCCGTTCATTATATGATGATGTTATGATGGTATTCCTCGACAAAACATATAGTAAAAAACACCCAAACCATCATACCATCACTATTTAACCATATAGGGTTTTATGATGGTATTACTCAAATTCATGATGGTTAAAAGCATAAATTCCATGTTTTGTTTTAGTGATATAACCCCATTTCACCATTGTTTTTAAATATCTTGATAACTTTACATCTACATTATATTTAGTAGGCATCCAACCTTGATCCGCTTCCAAAAAATTCCACATATACTTACGATCAAATTCTTGTTTATTAGTATATGTGTAGAAATCTTTTAATAACTTAATTTCCCATTTTTCATTTGCTTCTACACAATGCAGTTTTTCATTTACAATTACTGCACCTCTTTCAAAGAGTACCTCTTCCCGATTCCAATTCAGTTTAAAAGCCATACCATTTAATTCACAATGCTCATCCCTTACCTTTGTAATCTTACCTCTTCGCAAATCTGTTCCTAAAGTGCTATCACCTATCTGAAATACATTATGTACATAATTGGTTAAGTGTTTACCCCCATGAATCAGTCCCTTACTTAATATCGGTTCTTCATCATGGTTGCTGCTTTTATTATGGTGTCCTACCAAAACTATAGAGTTGCCTGTCTGAGTTTTAATTAACTGTATCATCGACAGGATTTGTTGTAAGGCATTATTATCGGAAAGGTCTTGGTTGGTACTCGTATAGATGTTATCTACGATAATTACCCCATTTTTGAGTCCTACATCCTCTACTGTATCCTTAATCTTCTGCCATTGATCGGTAAACATCATGTCATTATCATCAAATCTTGCTATTTGTACCTTTGTATCTTCAGGAAAATTGTTTCGTACTGCCTTGACTCGATTCGATAGTTGCTCTAGCGAGAGTTCAAATTGAATCAGCAATACATCTTTTTTATTAACATGAAACCCTAAAAACTCAGTACCACTAGCAATAGCATACGCCATCTGCAATACAAACCAAGTTTTCCCTACTCCATCTGTTCCCGCCACCAAGCTGACCCCACCTTCGTAAAGGAGATATTGTACAATCGGTTCTGGTGGGGTATTGTATGATGCGGTTAAGTCCGAGGTATCTATCACATCATATCCTCTGCTTGGTAGCTTATATTCAACTGCATTTTGAATACTAGCCTTTAATTCTTTGTATTGGTACTCTTCATCTTCCTTATACTTAGTAAACTCATCTCGTATATCGTATCCTTCAGGTAAATACTCACTCCAAGTAGTAATGAATACCTTAATTCCTCTACTCTCAGTCTTAATGCGTTGCGCCAGTCTATTAGCACCCTCTCGACCTGGCGTGTCATTATCATACGCGATATAAATAGTCTTAAAATCAAGAATAACACTTAAATCTTCAGGTACTGAACCTGCACCTGCACTAAAACTGATTGCATTATTAGGACAAACCAACATATCGGTTTCACCTTCACAGATAATTAAGGGTTTATTCTTATCATAATCCTTTAAAAGATTTAATCCATATATCTGACAATGCTTATCCCCTTCTTGCCAATAAGACTTATGAATTTTAATCCCTGTAATTTTCCCGTTAACATCCAAGTAATTAAAGACTTTAAGTCCATCATCGGTATATCCTACCTTCATTTGTTTAAGTCTTGGTAAGGACTGTAAGTGTTGCGCGGGTATATTCTTAATATATCTATCCGCGATATGATCTAAACTTCCCTTTATTTCGCGTTTTTTAGGGGGTATATGCCCGTTTTTTACAGGAGCTTCACCATTAATCATCTTCTCAGGATTATTCATGTCTAAAGCCTTTGCGAGTAAGTAGGCATTTCCCTTCCATCCGCAGCTAAAACACTTACATTGACCATTGGTAAGGTTAAAAGAAAAAGAGGGTTTACTATCTTCATGTGTACCAAGTGGACAACTGCCCTTTCCTTGATCACCTTGATATTTTACTCGCTCTACTCCTACTTCGTATTCATAAAAATACTTAAAATCAGGCATGAAGTTTCTTTAACTCATTAAAATAGGTTAAATCTTCTCCATTTGCATCAATATCTTTTTCAAGTTTTATATATTCTTTTTCCTCATAATCCATCGCCCAGAGCATAATTGCATAATTCACCAAATCTTGACATCTTCCTTTCAGTCCTTCTGATCCTTCTTTTCCTGAAATTATATAGGCGCGTATAGAGTCCATGTGCTTTAGCATATACACTAAAGCCACCGTTTTTGCATCCATTCCCAATCTGTCACCTATTGATTTAAAGTTTTTAAATTTATCTGCGCTATCTACTGTGTATTCGCGACCTTTTTCAATTTGAATGGACTTACATTCAGCTAAAAATTCATCACTTAGCTTAAAAAATGTATCTACTTGCATTATATCTCCTTATTTATATCCTACTTTCATATAGTAGTTATTACCGATTTTCTTTATTTCTTCTCTTTTTGTTGGAGTTTTACCTATGCAATAACCCCATTCTATTGCTCCCTCGCGCATTTCGGATAAAACCTGCGAGGAAGAAAGTTTTTCTGTAATCTTGATGTTAATCGTGTAGTAAGTCATAGACTATGATTGGATTAAATTCACCTAAATACGCACCTACCACATTGTATTGAATCCAGTCTACTGACTCTTCATCTGTCCAATCATTTACACCTTTAAATAACTCCACCAGTTTGGTATAGCTATACACTACCTTACCACAATGACTGACTCCTAAAATGGCAGCATCCAGTTCTTTTGGGTCATAGACGATTGCATCAGGATTATGTATTGCTATTTCATCTCTCATTTCAACCAATCCTTCATTTTCATTAGTACCACCGTTTCTCCTCGGTCTGCCCTGGTCATCACCAAGTCACAATTTCCAAAGGCTAACCATTGTGGAATACTTTTTCTTCGCTTTGCTTGTATCTTCAAAGTTTTTTTGTTCTTCTTCGCCACTATATCCACATCTTCAGTAAACCCCATACTCCTGCCATCTGATCCCCAAGCGCGTTTTACCTTATACCCCGCTTTAGCTAGTTGCTCTACGAGTTCCCTTTCGTAAGTATTTCCTTTTGATTTAGATTTACTTGCCATTTTCTGCTGCCTCCAAAAATCCTTGAAGTATATCATTTAAGAGTTCTTTCATCTTTAAATTTTTACTATAACAAAATGTTCTAAATCGCTTATATACATCTGGTTGCACAGTAAGTCTATGCCTTGTAGATAACTGCATACGATTACTACCCTGACTATTCAACTCAGGTTTAATCTTCTTAATCAGCTTTGATTCTAAATCATGTGCAGCTCCGTAAGTAGTGGCAGGTTTCATCTTCACATAATCCCATTCTTTAATCGTGTGTTTCGTAAACCGTTGCCGTACATTCTTACTAATACCGATATATATCACCTTACCATCTTTATACATCACATAGACACCACAACATATCGGCACATCCTTCTTATCATTATATACCTGCCACTTACTCATTGCTTTCTCCAAATATCTATCTTATTTAAACTGACTACTAAAATGAACATTGCTCCTACCATTTTAAATACTTGAGTAAAAAACCATCCAATCATCAGCATCCATGTAGGAATATCAATAATAATCATCTCTCTACCTCATCAAAGATTTCTAATAACATTGATTCCATCTTGTCAAATTTTTTATTAATAAACCATCTTTGCAGATAGTGATAGGCTATTAATAAAACAGCGATGTACACTAATGTAAATACATCAAATCCATTTTCTGATAATGACTGTATCCAGTAACTC